TGCCGTTACACGATCTGATGCTTCAGACTGACCAAGATTTGCACAATCAATCGCCACGGGTAGCCCTTCGCCTTCACCATTGCTGGATAAGCTATCCCCCCCCCCGTCTCGTCTGCTACAGGGGTACGCAACAATAAAGACTCTGAAACGGTTGTGAGGCGCACCGGCATCTGCCGCCCGTAAACCCTGCCATTCCGCATCATACCCGAGATCGGCCAAGTCTCCGAGTACAGCTCCAAGTGCCCGCAAAGCAGATTCATCTGGCTCGTCTCCCACACACCACGCGCACTGTTCCAAATCGCTATGGGCTGTTGCGCTAAGTAATCCTCTAACATTTTCAATAACCACCAATCTAGGTTTTAATACATCAATAGCTTTAGCAAACTCAGACCAC